TTATTGATATGGCATTTAAATTAGACGGAAAAACATTACCAACTGATGTCGCTTTTACATCAAATGGAATAAATTACCCAGCGAATTGGTTACGGTTAACTACGCTGGATGAAAAAAAAGCAATAGGTATTACTGAAGTAGCTGATCCAGCTTGGTTTGATACTAGATTCTATAAGGATGCAAGTACAGCTAAATCTTTAACTGATACTAACGCAAAAGATAAAGATGGGAAGGATTTAAAAGATGCAGATGGTAATCAGATAGTTAATCGAGGTTTAAAGACTATATACATTAATCAACAAAAAGAGACAGCTAACTCACTTTTATCTAAATATGATTGGCAAGTTACACGTAAAGCTGAAAAAGATACAGCAATAGATTCTAAAGTTGCAACTTATAGAGATGGTATTAGAACTACCTGTGCTACACGTGAAACAGAAATCACAAATTGTGCAGATGTAGCTGCATTAAAAGCTTTAATAGATGGTGGGATCACAGCTTGGCCAAAAGATCCATACGATAATAATTAATGGATCCTATCCACCTTCCAACACCTAATCTACCCAAAGCTTTAGATGTCCCTCAGATGTACTTCAGACCACCTACAGCGCATGTTCCGTCATATAAACCTATGATTGTACCTCCAGCTGATTTGGAAGCTCCTGAAGACGTTAAAACAGAGACAAATGAAGAGCAGCCTGAGCCACCTAAACTGACGATTCCTGTATTAGACATACAGATGCCAGTACCTGAAACAGCGGTAGTGGTAACGGCTGTAACAACAGCTGTCATAGCAGTGACAACAACCACTGTTACTCAATCTTTATTCGAACCAATCAAGAAGAAAGTACAGAAACAACTCCAAGCTAAAGTAAACAAATGGAAGGAAAACCGGAAGAAAAAAAAGGAATCCTCGGAAAGCTAAAAGATGCTGCTGAAGATCAAGAACACCAAATCCAGATTCTCGGAACATTCGTCAGACTTGGCGTTGTTGTATGGTCTGGGTTCATAATTACTATGAACTACGTAGAATTACCTATGATAAAGAAAGCTGGTAACTCGGACATCACGTTCGTGGCATCGGTGTTTACTGGTGCACTGGCTACTTTTGGCTTGTCTACTGGTAATTCAAACAAAGACAAAGGTCCAATAAACTGTCCTATGGCAAAGAAAAAGGAAGAATGAGAAAATGGCTATTACTCTTCCTACTAGCATCACCCATGGTAGCGAGAGCCGAATTAGTGACCCCACAATTCACCCAAGGGTCGATGAACTCAACCACCACGACAACTCAAGATATAGAAGAAGACATAACGATAACAACCTATGGTTCAGCATTGAACAAATGGAGCGGCGACAATATAACCCATACTTCCGCTTCGTCAGGTGGTATAGCGGATTCAGATTCGATATTCACGCTGACAACTCCTGGTTCAGATTTCTCACTAGAGATCATAACAAGAGCCGCCAGTCAAGTACTAGAAGTACAGGAAATCGAAAGAACTATCGAAACTACTGCTACTACTACATCGCTCTCTGTCTTCTCGCAATAACACCTGCTTATGCAGAACCTGAAGTACAAAATACCTCAAATCCAGTTGCTGCTGCTACTGGTAACGTTACAAACCAAGCTGTACAATTTCAAAACAATGGAGCACCCAGTCGTCAAATAATGGGTCCAAATATTAGTTGTAATGGTAGTACTATGACATTCTCCCCATTCTATATGGGGAATCATACTACTCCATTCGATGAAGAGATGGAACAACAAAGCTATACTGTAGCTGAAAACTGGGGATTCCAGATTAACTTTATGGTTCCTCTTGATGGATCTATTGTAGAACGATGTAAATCTATAGCGGCAAGACAGGAAGCTAAGATGCAACTAGACTATGAACTAGTTAGAGTTAAAGAGTGTGCATCCTTACAGCAGAAAGGTTTCATGATTCGTCCTGGTACACGTGTATATCATATGTGCCAAGATGTAATACCTATTGTTGCCTTCAAAGAAGAAGCAAAGAGAATTCAAGAAATTTCAATTCCGCCAATTAAAAAGAAAAAACGATTCCTATTTTTTTAAATGAGTACATTAAATCCTTATAAATCTCCAGCTGTAAAGCCAAAGATAGAAACTACATTATCACGTTCTTTAGCATTACAAAGAAAAGAAGCTGAAGCAGCTAAGAAAAAAGAAACATCAAAATCAAAGTCCGAG